AATGGTGTAGCAGGATTCAAGATCTCTGGACTTTACTCTCCATGGACCCCATTAAGTGACGGCGTTAGAGAGTTCTTGGCAGTAAAGAAGAATCCTGAACAGCTCAAGGTATTTTGCAATACCTATTGGGGTGAATCATGGGAAGATGAAGGAGAGTCTATCGATGAGCTAAATCTTATCGAGCGCCGAGAACACTTCAATCAAGTCCCTGAAGGTGTTGTGATGATCATGGTGGGCGCAGACGTTCAAGATGATCGCTTGGAATTAAGTTTCATTGGGATTGGTCGAGATGAAGAGTCTTGGGTCTTAGAGCATGAGATTCTTTACGGTGATCCTTCTACGCCACAACTATGGACAGCATTAGATTCGCAGATCGCGCGAACCTTTGAAACCGAGGACGGAAGAACTTTAGGTGTAAGAGCGACGGCGATAGACTCCGGTGGTCACTTTACTAATACTGTCTACCAGTATTGTCATCGTAACTTTGCTAGGAGGGTGTTCGCCATCAAAGGTGTCTCTGGTGAAGGCAAGGCTATAGCTGGTAAACCTAGTAGAAATAACGTTGTCAAATGCAGGCTATTTCCGGTTGGCGTTGACACTGCAAAAGACTTATTATTCGCAAGGTTACGTATCCAAGAACAAGGCCCAGGATACATACATTTCTCCGACACATTGAACGAAGAATACTTCCGACAATTGACGGCAGAGAAGATCATAACTAAGTTCGTTAGAGGCTATAAAAAGCGAGTATTTCAGAAGATACGGACTCGTAACGAAGCACTAGATTGCTATGTATATGCGCTAGCCGCCTATGCTATAATCAATACCAATGTCAATACGATTGCGGATAAAATTGACATTGCGGCTAAACCTGAAAAAATAGAAGAGGTTGAGCCAGAAAAGCCTGTAGTCAGAAGACAGGTTATGAAAAGGCCCAGAACAAGTTACGTTAACTCATGGCGATAATATGGCAAATCTTTTCGACAGGGACAATTATCCGCTTCAAGAGCCAGAATTATTAGTATTAGGTGATCGTTGGGTATGGAAGCGTACTGATCTCGTTTCCGACTATCCCACTGATACTTACGCACTTACTTACGAATTCCACGAAGACTCTGGCGGTGGCGGAAGTCACAAGTTCACAATCACTGCTGCTGAAACTACCGATGCCTATATTGTAGAAGTTGCATCTGCAACGACTGCTGCATATAGCGCAGGGGAATATCAGTGGTATGCATTTATAACCAGATCGTCTGATTCAGAGCGGGTCGCAGTTGATAGCGGCTTCTCTACGTTAAAAATCAACTTAGCAAATACGAATGCAGATTTGCGAAGTCATGCTAAGAAAGTATTAGATGCAATCGAAGCGGTTATAGAGAATCGTGCAACGATAGATCAAAGTTCATTCAGCATCGGCGGTAGAAGTCTTTCTAGGATGTCGCCCGATGAGCTGATGGAGTTTAGGAGCCGATATCGTGCGGAGTACAACGAAGAGCTGAAGAAGGCTAAGATCAGAAACCATAAACCGACTGGTAATATGATTGGAGTGAAATTCTGATGGCTTGGAATCCGTTTAAGAAAAAGGATGCAAGGAAAGCTATCAAACTTTCTCAGCGTTCGTTCAAAGGCGCATCGACAGGTAGATTATTCACTGATTTCTTTGGGCCAGCGACTAGCGCCGATCAAGAATTAAGACACGCCCTAGTAACTTTACGGAATCGTTCTCGTGAGTTAGCGAGAAACGATGCTTACGTTGCGCGTTATCTTAATCTGCTGAGCGCCAACGTTGTAGGACATAACGGTGTCCGAGTCAACATGAAATCGAGAAACGAAGATCAATCTCTTGACGTTGTTGCAAACAACATTATTGAAAGATCTTGGGCTAGGTGGTCTAAGAAAGGTAACTGCACGGTAGATCGTCAGAATAGTTTTCTGGACTGTCAGAAGATGTTCATCGAGGCTCTTGCTAGAGATGGCGAAGTATTGATTAGGCATCAGCGAGATCCGAGTTCGGAATTCGGTTTCCGCATACAGTTTCTCGAGGCTGATCATTTAGTCGATACCAAGAACGAGTTCTACACTAACGGTAATAGAATCGTTATGGGCGTCGAGCTGGACGAGAGAAAGGTTCCAGTCGCCTATCACATGTACAAAGATCATCCACACGATTACGGGTACACTCAGAAGACGGAAACTATTCGAGTGCCTGCCGATGAAATTATCCATGCTTTCATTAGGCAGCGGCCAGAACAGACAAGGGGCTACCCGTTTGCGGCTTCCGTTATGTCATCTATCAAGATGCTTAACGGTTATTACGAAAGTGAACTGGTCGCGTCCAGAGTCAGCTCAGCTAAGATGGGATTCTTTACTAGCCCTGCTGGCGATGGGTACGTAGGAGATGATATCCAAGACGAGTATACGCCAATCATGGATGCTCAACCTGGGACATTTGAGCAGTTGCCGGCAGGTATGCAGTTCCAAGCATTCGATCCTGCCCATCCCACGACTGCGTTTGAGTCATTCTCTACTGCGATGCTGAGAAGCATAGCTTCAGGTTTGAATATCTCTTACCACAGTTTGTCGAATGATCTTTCTTCTGTTAACTACTCATCATTACGTGCTGGTAGCTTGGAAGACAGAGATCAGTATCGGATGCTACAAAAGTTCATGATTGAACACTTCATCGAGCCAGTCTTCAGAGCTTGGTTAACTCAAGCTATGACCACTGGTATCAATCTTCCGATACAGAAATACGACAAGTTTGCAGATAACGTATCTTTTATACCTAGATCTTGGGGATGGGTTGATCCGCAGAAAGAGATGGCGGCAAACATCCAAGGTCTGCAAAACGGAATCGTTACGTATCAAGACATAGAATCTAACTATGGTAGAGACGTAGAAGAGCTCTTCGAGCAGCATGAACGTGAAGAACGGCTTGCAGAGCAATATGGCGTTAAGACTGCATTCCAGCCATTCGGTATGAAGATGCCTGCTGAGCCAGAAGTACAAGGATCAGAAGATGGCGAGTTATAAGCCAACAGAAGGAATGATTGAAGAGGCTCGCAAGGGCCTTGAATGGCGTTCGGAGTTTGGTCGAGGCGGAACCGAGGTCGGTATTGCTAGAGCCAGAGATATTTCTAACGGGAAAAACCTATCTGAAAGCACAGTAAAAAGGATGTTCTCTTTCTTTTCTCGTCACGAGGTTGATAAGAAGGCAGAGGGCTTCCGTCCTGGCGAAGATGGTTATCCATCTAATGGCAGGATTGCTTGGGCGCTTTGGGGTGGTGATGCTGGTTTCAGTTGGTCCAAGAAGATAGCAGGACAGATTGAAAATAACCGCGCATTGACAGGACCAATGAAAAAGGCGTTACAGAAGAAAGTCGATGATCATAACGACTCTGTTACGGCTGCGAACAAGAAAGTTACTATGCGAATGCTCACGGCAGTATTCAATCGTGGTGTTGGCGCTTACAAAACTAACCCTGGTTCAGTAAGGCCGAATGTTAAAAGCCCTGAACAGTGGGCACTAGCGCGCTGCAATAGTTTTCTTTATGCAGTGAAGAACGGTAAATTCCGTAGCGGCAAGCATGATACGGATTTATTTCCTGCTGGGCATCCATTAAAATCAGACAAAAAGGACGATAGAGAAATGGACATGGAAAGGCACGTTATCAACGTCGAAGAGACCGATGATTCATTGATTATCGAATTGTCAAAGATGGAAGACGAACGACAGGTCGAAGAGATTGATGAAGAATACGACGCTATGAAAGAGAGCGTCCAAGAATCTCAAGATGAAGAGACAGTCGATCATGAGCGTTTGATTGGCGATGAGGTCATCTTCAGATCCATGGAGTTTGACCGTGGAGCAATCGACGAAGAAAAGAGAATGGTTCGTATCGGAGTTTCAAGTGAAACACCGGTCGAAAGAGATTTTGGCTTAGAAGTTTTAAGCCATAAAGCAGAAGACATAAATATGGAATTTATGGCTTCAGGTCGCGCACCGTTATTGAACAACCATAAAATGGATGAGCAAATCGGCGTGGTGCGATCATTTTACCTCGATGAGTCGCAACGGCGTACCGTGGCGATGGTCGAATTTGGAAAGTCGGCCTTGGCAAACGAGGTATTTGAAGACGTGAAGAGCGGCATCAAACAGAATGTTTCTGTCGGTTACAGCGTCAATAGACTAGTCCGCACAAAAGACGATGAAGGCAAGGATTACTACCGCGCTAGCTGGACGCCGATGGAAGCATCGATTGTTTCAGTACCTGCGGATGATTCTCGTTTTGTCGGTGTTGGACGATCAAAAACTCAACAGAAAGAAGAGGTGAAAACCATGACTGTAGAAGAAAACACAGTCGATGTTCGCCAAGTAACTGAAGAAGCCAAGGTTGACGCATTCCGCTCAGCGGCCGAAATCATTGCACTTGGAAAGCATCACGATCAGCGTGAACTGGCTGAAAAGGCAGTAGAGCGCGGCGCAAGCGTAGATCAGTTCAAAGGCGAACTGCTCGAAGCTATCCGAAACGACAAGCCCCTTGAGACACCCGCAGCGGTTGTTGATGTTGCTCCTAGCGAGCAGCGTTCTTACAGCCTGCTCCGAGCTATCAAGGCTCATGCTTCTGGCGATTGGCGAGAAGCTGGGTATGAGCGCGAAATCTCTGACGAGATCGCTCGACGCTCTGGCAAAGAAGCTCGTGGATTCTACGTACCTGCTAACATTAACTGGGGGCAGCGTGACCAGACTGCTGGCACTAACTCTCAGGGTGGATTCTTGGTATCTACCGATCACTTGGCTGATCAGTTCATCGAAGCACTCTACGCGCGATTGACTATCACTCAGTTAGGCGCTCGCGTAATGCAGGGTCTGAAAGGCGACGTAAGCATTCCTAAGCTGTCTGCTAGCGTAACTAACTCAGCGTTCGTAGCTGAAGGTTCTGCTCCTTCTGAAGGTGCAGCAACGTTCGCACAAGTCACAATGTCTCCTAAGACACTTGCGGCTTATGTAGACGTAACTCGTAAGCTCATGATGCAAAGTGATCCTTCAGTTGAGCAGTTGCTCCGTAACGACATCGTTAACACTTTCGCACGAAAGATTGACGAAGTTGCTATCGAAGGCGGCGGTTCAAACGAGCCTACTGGGATCATCGGAAACAGCAGCACCAACGTAGTTGCAATGGGCACCAACGGTGCAGCAGTAACTTACGCTAAGGTTGTTGATCTGATCAAAGAAGTAGAAGTTGATAACGCAATCATCAACGACACTGCTTTCTTGACTAATCCCAAGGTCATCGCTGCATTGCGAACTGTAAGCAAGCAGTCATCTGGTGTTGAAGGCAACTTCATCATGGATGCAAACGGCACGGTACTTGGTCATCAAGTAGCTTCATCAACGCTCGTTCCTTCAGACTTGTCTAAGGGAACTGGTAGCAACCTTTCTGCATTGATCTATGGCGACTTCAGCCAGATCATGCTTGGTTTCTACTCAGGTGTTGACGTAGTAGTAGATCAGGCTAGCTTGTCTACTTCTGGCGGAACCCGATTGGCGTTCTTCCAGGATATGGACATTGCCCTCCGTTACCCCGAGTCTTTCGCGGTAATCAAGGACATCGTAGCCAGCTAATAAGGACGGGGAGCTTCGGCTCCCCTAACTTATGAGGTTTATTATGGAAATCGTTAT